CAATAGTTACAGCCCAAAATACTAATGTACAATCCACAACTATTGTTAGTACGCCACCATCGAGAAATAATGAAGATACTCATGAAAGAATAACTAGAGGATCATTTACTTCAAATTAAAAAGAGAGAACCATTTAGCTCTCTCTCCCAATTAACGTATACCTCAGTCTACCACTACATTAATTAAAATGGTATATCATCATCAGCCGTCAATTTTGAAAAATAATCGATTTCAGCATCAACCTTAGATTCGGCTTCTTCTTCAGGTTCTTTTGGTTCTGATTTTACTATCTTTTTTGCTGAAGCTCTTTTTGCTGGTTTTTCTTTTACTACCAGTGGTTCATCTTCTGTTTCATCAACTTTTTTTACTCCAGCAACATTACCAACAACCTTATTAAATTTGGTTTTTAAATCTTCATATGATAAGAAATTTTTAACATCTACAAATTCAGATAACTTACATTCTTGTTTCCAAATTTCTTGAATTTCTTTATCCGATTGAGCTACAGGAGAACTCTTAAGAAATGTTGATTTTTCATATTTAACATATCCAGCAACTTTGGCTGATCTTAATTTAAAATCACAACCTTCCCACAAATCAAAAGGATTCTTAGCTTCTTCACCACCATCTTCATCAGGATTTAATAATCCATTAAGTATTCCAAAAATCATTTGACCATACTTAAATAATAATACTTTTCCATTATTTTCAATGTGTTTTAAATCATTAATTACCAAAATATTAGAAATATAAGTTAATTTGCGCTTTCTAATCCTAACAATATCTTGGTTAGCTTTTTCTTCTGTATTCCAAAGTTCTGTATTTGCGGCACAAACTGGGCAATCTTTTCCTATAGATGTAGGACAATTTTCCCACAACCAACCACCAACACCTTTAAATTGGTGAGACCAATAACGAACAAACGGAAAATCTTCATTTTCTGGTGCTGGAAGAAATCGAATAACAGCAGATCCATTACCAGCTTTATCAATATCTAATTTCCAAAAACGATCATCCTTAAATGATTCATTGGAATTTAACTTTTCAACTTTTTCTTGGAGTTTTTTACGGAGGGAATCTTTATTAGTTTTTAATAAATTGAAATCCATATATTTGCCTTATTTATTTTTATTTGAATTATTCACATATTACCATAACGAATACTCTTATTATACTATATTTATTCTTCGGTGTCAAGTAAAATCTCGATGTGTATGATAAAAATTATGTTCTAAAAACTTTTCTCTTAAAATAGCCTTTAAATTATTTACATCCAATTTAACAAGAAATGGTTCATATTTTTTAACTAACAAATAAAAATCTTCCCAAACTATATCACCTTTAAATACCTTATTAAATCTAGATAAAAATCCTAAAATTTTATTCATTAAAATAATGGTTTCTAAACTGATTTCTTTTCTATAAAAAAACTTTAAAATCATAGGATATTTTTTATCTATAATTTTAAATAAGGAATTAAAAGGTAAATGCTGTATTTCAAGCTGTAAAATTAAATACGATATATCATTCGAGAATGTATAAGAAATCGATTCTAGACGCTTTTTCCAAGAGGAAAAGATAGTTTCTGCTTCACTATCTTGCATCAAATCACCCACCCATGCGGGTTTATTGAGAGCGATTATATTAGACAACAAAAAACTAACTACAGCATCATCGGAATATTTTCTAGCTAATTTTTCAAACCAATCTTTATCACTTCTCTTCTCATAAGTTTTTTGAGGAGCTAAAACTTTTCCATTATATTTAAAATAATCAAATTTACCATCTTCACTAAAATGAAGTTTAAGAGCAAGATATTTTAAATAAGCTTCATAACCGGTCATAATTCTTCAGGAGTAAGTATTTGAAAATTATCAATATGGTAACCAGACATTACTCTACCATCACATAAAACAACAGCAACGTGGTTAGACATATTTTTAATTTCACCAAGCATTAAAACATGTTCTTCTTCTTTAAAAGGATAAAGATTTGTTTTTGATAAAGGGAGAACTCGATAATAAGCTAATTTTTTTATTTTCATATAGGTAATTTTGAAGATCCAGAAATCAAATGTAAGGCTTCTGCATCTAAACGAATTTTATATTTAATAGCAGAATTTAATAAGGGAACTAAATCCATAAGATCATAACCAGAACATTCAGAAAAATATATTATAGCATCAATATAATTCATTTTATTTTTTTGGACAATCTTTTCAATTTGAATTGCTAGTTTGGTTGGTGATAATAATTTTTCGGTTATATTCATAATATTTAATGGAGGGCTTCTGTTGCCCGGTCATCTTTCGATGATTGCCCTCCGTCCGCGTTATGCGCCAGCGGCCATAACAAGTGGCTTTTGTGTATTAGCCTTTATTGTTTGCGTTTTTCTCGTGGGCGCCCCACTAGTTAATCTCTCTCCACCCTCAATAATCTCGTCGAAACCGGTTCACCCCCATAATTTTATGGTGGAGGTGCCGGGAGTCGAACCCGGGTCCGAAACAACATCAAATTTCAATTCAGGGAGACAATCTCCCAACGATTAACATTTCTTCTTTAACTATTATATTTATTATATCAAAGTTTTTATAGATTGTCAAGTTTTATTAATATGGGTAATAATAAGGATAATAAGGAAAATAATACCATGTATGAACTGGGTAATAATAAAGGTAATACCAATATTCATTATAATACATTTTTAATATTCCTATTGTTTAAAAAATTTATAAGTTCCATCATCTTGTTTACATAATCCATTTCAAACCTTTAACAGGTATACCATCCGAATCTCTAGTTTTAATTTCTTTACAACCATGATCTATTCTTATTCTTATTTCAATTGGTACAGGTGGATAATATCCATAACTTTCATAATATGGGTAAAAATACCAAGGTCGAAAATCATGATATAGATAACTATACCATCTTGGTTGAATTCGAATTGGAGGTAATACTGGTCGCCGTATTTGAAATGGAGGTAATACAGGTCGCCGTATTTGTGGTGGGCTTGGTCTAATTTGACGTTGTGCTTGAATTTGAGGTTGATTTTGGTGTCCACCAATTTGATTGCTGCTTCGATGTTGAGCAAACAATGGTAATACCATTAATAATGCTATCATAAAAATTTTCATATTTAATACCTCTATAAAATATTTATCATTTTGGTCGGGGAAGTAGGATTTGAACCTACGAAATTTCCTGATCCCAAATCAGGCGGCTTAAGCCACTTGCCTATTCCCCGAAATTTTGGTGGATTGTAAGAGATTTGAACTCTTTTCCTTGGAATGCAAATCCAAAATTTTCCCAATTAAACTAACAACCCTAACTTAAATAAAATTCATCTAATATCTCTTGTGTAAAATTAACTGATGGGAATGTTCCACCATCCACCCATACCCCACTAGTAACAATAAATATTTTATTATTTTGTAAATTTAAAACAGCAAAACCTTCTGGTGCATCTGTAGATTCTCCAAGATTTCTATCCGAATCACCCACACGATACATCGGTGTTTCACCTATCGGATAAACAAATGCATTATTTTTAGTTTGATTTAAAACCCAAAGTCTACCACCATAATCTCCTACTATAAATTTCGTACCATCCGCGGAAATATTTAAACCATACCAAACACCATCAACATCTCCTGCTGGTTTTTGTTCCGTCCAAATAGAACCATCAAATGTCCAAAATCTGGTACCTCCTGCAATAAATTTATTACCATGTGCAGAAATTCCTACACATGTCCACCAATAATCAACATCTCCTGCTGGTTTTTGTTCTATCCAAATAGAACCATCAAATGTCCAAAGTCTACCACCACTATCTCCTGCTATAAATTTTGTACCATCTGCTGAAATTCCTACATAACCCCAATATATATCAACATCTCCTGCTGGTTTTTGTTCCGTCCAAATAGAACCATCAAATGTCCAAAGTCTGCCATCACCCTCTACTGCAATAAATTTTGTACCATCCACGGAAATTCCTGTACTTATCCAAAAACTATCAACATCTCCTGCCGGTCTTTGTTCCATCCAAATAGAACCATCAAATGTCCAAAGTCTACCTTCACCATCTCCTGTTATAAATTTTGTACCATCCACGGAAATTCCCACACCCATCCAATTTTTATTTAAATCTCCTGCTGGTCTTTGTTCCGTCCAAATAGAACCATCAAATGTCCAAATTCTACCAGGATAACATCCTGCTATAAATTTTGTACCATCCGCGGAAATTCCCACAC